ATGTAGAAGTAAAAAAAAGAATGATTGAATTATACAATACTATACACATGACTAATTACGGTAATAATACTAATTGTGGGTCATGTTTATCAGCATGTTATAGTGGTATAAAGAAACTATATAAAAAATATAAATAATGAATTACTTAGCATATTTAAAAAGAAACAAACAACACTATTTATCAAGATGGATAGTAAAATATGATAATGAATTAGTTAGGGAAGTAAAATTAATATTTAATCCAGAAGAATATAAAAAAGGATTAAAACCACGTAAATTACACACACAAAAAGGATTAATTAAAATATTAGAAAATGATAGACAAAAACGAAATTCCTGAATATTACAAAGGTAAAAATGGTTACATGGCAAAAGATGTAATTGCTAATTTTGATTTAACATATAACATAGGTACAGCAGTTACATATTTACTTAGAGCAGGTAAAAAAGAAGGTAACCCAACTGAACAGGATATTAGAAAAGCAATAAACCATTTACACTTTGAATTAGATAAAATTATAAAACCTAATGAAACATTAACTGGCGCATTAACACCAGGTGGTAAACTATGATTAAGTTTGTCTGTAAATGTAATGAAGAAATAAAAGAATTGCAAAAAGCAACTTTAAAAGTAATAGATGGTAAAGTAAGAACTGTTGAAGCTGTTTGTGGTTGTGGTAAATATATGCAAGAATTTGAAAAAGACTTTAATGGTTTTCCAAATCTTATAAGAACAGAACCAACACTAAGCAGTAAACGAAATAAATTATGGGATTCAGCAAAAGAAAAACTAATTGGTGAACGTGGTATAAATGAACCATTTGATTAATGAAGATTACTAATGAAGATAATATGCAATTAATGGCTAGGTATGAAGATAATTACTTTGACCTTGCTATTGTTGACCCACCTTATGGTGGTACTGATGCTTTTGCAAGTAAAATGACCGATAGTAAAAAACAAGCGTCAAGTAGAACTAGCTATAAAGAATTTAAAAATATTGCACCAACTAAAGAATATTTTAACGAATTAAAAAGAGTTTCTAAAAACAGTATTATTTGGGGGGGTAATTATTTTGGAAATATAGGTGGGGTTGTAGTTTGGAATAAAAATGGAACTGTTTTTGGGCATGGAGAAATTGCTATATGCACTACTCATAAATCCGTGAGAATATTTGAGTATACTTGGAATGGCATGCTTCAACAAAATATGAAAAACAAAGAGGTAAGAATACACCCAACACAGAAGCCAGTAAAATTATATGAATGGCTTTTGCAAAACTACGCAAAAGAAGGAGATAAGATACTTGACACCCACTTAGGAAGTGGAAGTATTGCAATAGCATGTCATAACTTAGGGTACGACTTAACAGCCTGTGAACTTGATAAAGAGTATTACGACAAAGCAATGAAAAGATTAAAAGAACATATGGCACAAAAAAGAATATTTTGAAGTTTGTAATAAAAGATAATAAAGATAAACAAAGTCTAATAAACTATTTAAAAGAATTAGGTAATGATTATATAGTAGATGTTAAGAAACAAAAAACTAACAGGAGTATAATGCAAAACAATTACTATTGGAAATGTATTGTGCAGGTATTAGCAGATGAATGTGGATATTATAATGATGAAATGCATGACATACTTAAAGTAAAGTTTGCAAGTCAATGGGAAAGCATACAAGTAAATGATAAAACAATAGGACTACAAACAGTTAACAGCACTGCACGTATGAATACTAAAGCATTTGAAATATATGCAGAACATATTAGAATATGGGCATTGTCAGAATTAGGTATTAGACTAATGCTACCAAATGAATATAACTAATTTCTATTATATAATATAGAATTGATTAATCAATCTTTTTCAATTATGGATAAACGAACAAATAACGGCGGAGCTAGAAAAGGTGCAGGACGCAAAAGTAAATCTGAAGAACAGAAACTAATAGAGAATCTAACACCCATGAATGCAATGGCTTTAGAATCATTACAGCAAGGATTAGAGAAAAAAGAACAATGGGCTGTTAAATTATTTTTTGAATACTTTTATGGTAAACCCCAACAAAGAGTTGATGTAACAACAAATGATGAAAGCCTAAACATGCCAATAATAAACTTTGTAGACACTGAATCTAAGCAATAAATATAAAACACTATTTAATTCAAAAGCTAGATACTTCATTGTTACTGGTGGGCGTGGTTCTGGTAAATCATTTGCAGTTACTGTTTTTCTTACATTACTAACAATGACAGAAGGGATTAGAATATTGTTTACACGATATACAATGGTATCTGCACATTTATCTATTATACCAGAATTTTTAGAAAAGATTACATTACTTGGTTATGAAAATATATTTAGTGTAAACAAAGCAGAAGTTGTAAATACAAAAAACAAATCAGATATACTATTTCGTGGTATTAAAACATCAGCAGGTAATCAGACAGCAAGTCTTAAATCATTACAAGGAATTAGCACATGGATATTAGATGAAGCAGAAGAACTAATTGATGAAGATATATTTGATACAATAGATTTGAGTATTAGAGAAAAAGGAGTACAGAATAGAATTGTATTAGTTTTAAATCCTGTTACAAAAGAACACTGGATATATAAAAGGTTTTTTCAAGACAAAGGTGTAGAAGCTGGTTTTAATGGTTCTAAGGGCAATACAACCTATATACACAGTACATACCTAGACAATGAAGAAAACCTTTCTAAGAGCTTCTTAGAGCGTATTAAAGCTATAAAGCATAATAACATTAAAAAATATAAGCATTCTATTCTTGGTTCTTGGTTAGATAAAGCAGAAGGTGTTGTATTTGAAAATTGGAGTATAGGCGAATTTAATCCTAATAATTTACAAGTATCTTGTGGACTTGATTTTGGATTTAGTGTGGACCCTGATTCTCTAACTTCTATCGCTATTTGTAAGAAGCATAAAAAGATATATCTAAAAGAAGAAGTTTATCGTAATGGTTTAAAATCACATGAATTAGCTAAGATAGTTTTAGATAAGGTAGGTAATACACTTGTTATTGCTGATAGTGCAGAACCTAGACTAATAGCAGACTTAAAGCATTTAGGTGTAAATATTAAACCAGTTAAAAAAGGAACTATTGAATCTGGTATTACTAGAATGCAGGATTTTGAAATAGTTATTACACCTGAATCAACTAACATAGCTAAAGAATTAAATAATTATGTTTATGCAGATAAAGGTTCAAAACTTTATGTAGATGCTTATAATCATGCAATAGATGGCTGCCGTTATAACGTAATTTATCATTTAGACAATCCGAATGCAGGTAAGTATTTTGTGCATTAAAAAGAAGGGGGCGGTCAAAAGACCAGAACCCCCACAAGCATTACGACATGGCAAATATAATGTTTTAAACTAAATTAACTAAATTTCTATTATATATTATGAAAGTAAAAATCAAGAAAAAAGGAAAGACTAAAGAATTTAAAATTATTGAAAGTTGGCAAGATGTAAATTTAAAAAGTTGGTTAAGGTTATTGGATTTACAAAAAGGAAGCAAAAGTAAAGAAGCATTAGAAACAGTAGCAACATTATCTGATATACCTAAGAATTTAATTAATGAATTAGGAATACAAGATGTAGCACTTATAATGAGTAAACTAACTGCTTTGCAAGAAAAACAAAGTAGTTTATTAAAAAGAATAATTGTAATAAATGGTAAAGAGTACGGTTTTCACCCAAATTTAGAAGAAATAACATTAGGTGAATATGCAGATATAGAAACATTTATGAAAAATGGATTAGAAAAACATTTACCAGAATTGATGGCAATATTATATAGACCAGTAGTTGAAAAGAAAAATGATGTTTATACAATAGAAGCCTATGATGGTAATATAAAAATAAGAGCAGAAGAAATGAAGAAAATGAGTGCAGAACAAGTACAGGCAGCAATGGTTTTTTTTTGGACTTTCGTAAACGAATTATTGAGGATTTTGCTATTATATTTGATGGAACAGATACCGACAAAACAACAAACACAGTTGATACAGGCTTTGCAGAAAAGTGGAGTTGGTTCGGTGTAATGTATAGGCTTTGTAATGGTGAAATAATTAATTTACAAAAGATAACAGAACTTAACTTGTTAGAATGTTTTACATGGTTAAGTTATGAAACAGATTTAAACTTAAATAAACAAACTAATTTAAATGGTAAACAACAAAACATATAATAACTTAGTTGACACTTTAAAGTCATTAGGCGCACAACACCAACAGATAACAACCACAACTACTGGTGATATTTTTGATATTGACTTATCTAAAAATACACTTTTTCCATTAATGCATATAAATGGTGTTAATGTTACAACAGGACCTTCAACACTAACTTATAACTTTCAGATATTTATAATGGACTTAGTAAGTGAAAAATCTAATTGGACACAAGCCAATATACAATCAGCAACTAAGTTAAGTAACAATCAGGAAGTGTTAAGTGACTGTTTACAAATATGTACAGATATAATAAGTATATTTAGACATTCACAATGGCAAGCACAGTTATCATTAGATATAAATGCTGGTGTTTATTTTGCAGAAGGTGAATTTACAATAGAACCATTTAGTGAAAGATTTGATAATGAACTAACTGGCTGGGTTTTCCCTTTGTCAATAATAGTAGAGAATGATTTTCAGACTTGCAATATACCAATGGATAATAATGCAATTGGAAAATAATGAAATTTAAAATAGGTAAATATAAAATAGTAATTGGTTTTTTTAAAATAACTATTAAATTATGAAAGAAGTATTTGAATTAATAGAAAGTTATGGTATTACACTTGTTTTGTTGGTAGGGTGTTTTTATGCTTTGTATCAATTCTTTTTTTTTAGTATTAGAGAGGTTAAGAAAACATTTGAAAAACATCATGAAAGAAATGCAGAAAACATGAACGAAATAAAAGAAAAAATAAATAGAATATTAGATATAATTAAAAACAAATAATATTAAATGAATTTTGAATATATAGCAGAACAATTAGAAGCAATAAGTATAAAGCTAGAAACCTATAATGATTACCCAGAAAGTGCTTCTAATAATGCATGTAAGGTTTTGAGGTGGATAGATGAACATGGTAGAGATGAAGTTAAAGGAATGACAAGAGTAGGTATAACAAGAGCCAACCAGCTCTGTTCAAAATCTAATATTTCAAGAGATACAATTGCACGCATGGCTTCTTTTAAAAGGCATGAAAAAAATGCAGAAATAAATCCAAAATTTAAATCAACACCATGGAAAGACAAAGGATATGTTGCTTGGTTGGGTTGGGGTGGAACAAGTGGTATAAATTGGGCAATAAATAAATTAAAACAAATAGATAAAAAATAAATTATGGCAGACTTAACAGCAACAATTACAGAATCAGTAACACTTAATGGTAGTGTACGTGGTTCTACAAACACAGTAACAGTATCAAATATTGTAGATGTATTTGAAAGAATATTAACAGCAGCGCATTCTAATACTACAACAATTGCAGTATTTGGTTCTACACCACATGCTAGTGCAGGCGCATTAGATTTAGAGAATGCAAAGTATATACGAATCACAAATATAGATGCAAGTGCAGTTATTGACTTAGCAATAGTTACAGAAAACACAAACTATCAAGTTGTATTAACAGCAGGGTGTTCACATTTATTATGTCAAGCAGATACAGCAGCAATAGCAGAAGCAGATACATCACCAAATTTTCCAACCTTAGAAGATATTACTAGTATACAGGTAAGACCTAGAGGAACAGATGACTGCCAGGTAGAAATATTTGTTGGACTAATATAATGAACACAACTAGTTTAGAAAATTATTTAAATAGCTGGGCGGCTAATATAGTTAAAGAATCTAAATCAAATTTACAAAATGATAAAGGTTCTACTGCTTTAGGTGCTTCAATTAGGTTTACCGTACAACAAGAACCTAATGGTTATTCTATTAAATTCTATATGCTAGATTATGGTACTTTTTTAGATAAAGGAGTTTCAGGAACAAAGAAAAAAAGAAGTTTTACTAATTATAAAAATAAGAAAGAATCAACACCATACAGTTATACAACAAAAGGACCCCCAATTGATATACTATCTAAATGGATAAAAAAGAAAGGAATTAAACCAAAAGGCCTAGGGCGTGGTAGAGATAAAAAGACTGGACAATTTTTATCTGGTTTTGCATATTTAATAAGTAAGAAAATAAAAAGAGAAGGTATACCTAGTCTAAGTTTTTTTTCTAAACCTTTAGGCATGAAATACACATCATTTGGTGAAGACATATTAAAAGAATTAAAAATAGATATTTCAAGCTATATAACAACATTTACAAAATTTTAAAAATAAGACATGGCATTACAAATAGTACAAAGACCATTATACAAAACATACGCAGCAGGACAGGATATAATATTTGTTATTAGTGAAACATCTGGTGTAGTGGTTAATAATTCACAAGTTAAATTCTTTGCAAATGTATTTATAAATGTAGATAGTCAAAATGCTTTATCAGTTGGTAATTCTGGACTTATAGGTAGATTTAAAGTAACACCTAATAATGCAGGTGTAGGCATATTTAATTTTAGTAGTGTTTTAGAAAACTATGTAAGTCCTGATTATGCAGGTTGCAATACAGTATTAGCACCTGGTTTTGTTTCACAGTCTACATTTAAAACAGTAGGTTATAATGATACAAATGATTACCACCCAATACATTTAATAGATGAGTTTTGTTTATCAACTGATTCTATAAAGTATTTTACTATTACTTTTGGAATCGAATATTTAGGTGGTGGTGGTGATGATAGTAGAGTAGAACCAAATCCTAATATGATTTTATCTTATGTTAATGATTTATTTTTTAATGGTGTTCTATATAGTACAGACATTTTAAATTATGGTACAGCTGCCACAGCAACATCTAATAATTTTGGATATAAATTAGATGCAACTGCTGACAGTAGCAGAAAGTCTTACATATTACAAAACAACACAGGTGGTACAGCTAGAACAGGTGGTTTTTTAACTGATGCACCTGCTACTCAATTTGCAAGAATTACAGACTATGGAACATTACCTTTTTTAAATAACTTAACTGGAACTGATAATAGTTTTCAAGTTGGTATTGCTAATATAACACCAACCACAGTTAATTATATTACTATTACATTATACAATAGTGCTGGTGTTGCTTTAGGTAATTTTGATGTTACTAATTTACAAAGTAATGGTGGTTATTCTGCTAATTCACCTGATTTACCTAGTACAACATTTGCAACATCTAGGCTGGTTTATTTTGGTGCTTTTCCTGCTAATTTAACAGGTTCTGGTAATGCTACATGGTTAACACATCAGGCTAATGTTGCTTATTACACAATAGATGCTTACGATAATACAAGTTGTCCACCTGCTGATTGTCCACCAAAACTTATTGGTGAACAGTACAGAATTGATATAGTAACAGGTGACTGTCGCTTTGAAACCATTAGATTAACATGGTTAAATAAACATGGTACTTGGGATTACTATACGTTTACTAAAAAATCAGTAAGGTCATTAACTACAAACAGAACTAATTACACACAATTGGGTGGTTCATGGAATGGTAAAGTATTTACAAAAAGAGGTGATAGAGGTGGTCAAAAAAACTTTAGAGTAAATACAAAAGAAAGAATAAAAGTAAATACAGATTATGTTACAGAAGATGATGCTGTATGGTTTGAACAGTTAATTAATAGCACAGAAGTATATATATTAAATGAATATTTTAATACACCTTCTGGTGTTTCTGCTGCTGGTGGTAACATAAATAGATATGTAGAACCAGTAGTTTTAACTACATCAAGTTATACAAGAAAAACGAAAGGTAATGATAAATTAATACAATACACTTTTGATGTAGAACGTGCAACAGATAGAAGAACACAAAACGTATAATGTCAGTACAATTAGTAATATACCCACAGAATTATCAAGGCTACAACTATACATCTGGTGCTAGTCAGAGTGAACATATAGCTGATAACCAGTTGTTTATGTCAGTAGGTACTGGTGTATCTAATGTAGTTTTAACAGGAACACAGACAGGTGCAGTTGCTTTAAATAGCTCACCAGCAATAGGTAGTTGGAAAAAGTATAATTACACAGGTGAAACAGCACCAGTTGTAACAAGTACTAATGCAATATTAACTGGACAAAATGGTAATACTAGACAAACTGGTATATATCAAGAAATATACAATTTAATCCCAGGACAGCAGTATATATTTACAATGGATATTCGAGTTGGTTTAACTACTGGAATTGCTTGGTTAGGTGCTTCAACTTTTCCCAATAATGTAGGTGGTGGTGGTTTTACACCAATAAATATTGTAAGTCCTGGAACTACACCACCAATAACATTAACAGCACAGAATACACAGGCAGTACTAAGTATTAATTTTTTAAGTGCTTCAAATCCTACTTTACAAATTAATTCATGTAGTCTAGTACCTGCAACGCAAACTAGTAACAATATAGACCCCCAAGATGGTCAGGTAATTGTGGATTTATATGAAAAAGAAGAAATACCATTAACATTAAGTGTAGATGATTTTAAAAACGTAGCAGAAAAAGTACAAAGTTATTCTAAAGATTTTAATTTACCAGGTACAAAAAGAAATAATAAAATATTTGATAATATATTTGAAATAACAAGAAGTGATAATGGTATAGTTTTTAATCCTTACAAAGAAACTGGTGCAATACTTAAAGAAGATGGTTTTACAGTTTTTCAAGGATTTTTACGATTAATAGAAATAAAAACCCAAAAAGGTGAACTTAGCTATAATGTTAACTTATATTCTGAAGCAATAGCACTTGCAGATATATTAAAAGATAAAACATTTGCTGATATTGATATGACTGAATTACAGCATACATACAATAGAGTTACCATATTAACAGCAAACACAACAGCTGCTGGTTTACCATTAGACAATCCATTACCAACTAATTCATTTGCAGGTACAGCAGGTGCAACAAATACAGATGTTGTAAAGTACCCATTTTGCAATTGGACAGGTAACATACTTGCAACACCAAGTATTACTGGTGGTACAATTAATCAAAACATGCCTTCATTAACAAGGTTAGAAGATGCATTTAGACCATGGATACAAATCAAGTATTTAATAAATAGAATCTTTAGTGATGCTGGTTTTACATGGTCGTCTAATTTATTTGACACTGCTGATTTTGGTAGATTATTTATGGACTTTAACTGGGGTTCAGATATTACAATGGATATACCTAATGCAACTAGTTATTCTATGCTTTATTATTACCCAGTTTTTAGCACACCTTTAAATCATTATGCAACCACAAGTTTTACACCATTAAAATTATTTCCAGCTCCCGCATTAACAGTACCACCAAATTATGATAGTGCTACAAATATTTATACAGCTACACAAGCTAATGAAAATGTTAATGTAAGTTTTGATTTTTCAGTAGAAAACACAAGTGGCTCTACACAAACTGTATTTTTTCAATGGACACTTAGTGCAGGTCAACCACCGCAAGCTGTTTATTCTACAACAGTTGCAGCAGGAACAACCGCAAATTGGCAAGGTACTGTAAATGTTTTATTACAAGTTGGACAAACATTTGCACCTGAATTTAAAGCTAGTGCAGGCACTACAATAAAACAAACAGACCAACAATTCCAAAACGCTATTTTATCACCTATTTCAAATAGTTTATGGAACATCAGTATTGTGGCTGGTCCTTCATCTATTAGTATGGTTAACAGTACAATAATAAACACATTACGTGGTGAATTGGGGCAATGGGACTTTTTAAAAGGTATAATGACAATGTTTAATTTAATTACATTACAAGACCCAACCAACCCAACAAATTTAATCATAGAACCTTATGATGATATATTTGTAAACAATGCTAATAGTACAACTTATGACTGGACAAATAAAGTAGATACAACACAGATACAATTAAAACCATTAGATTTAAAAAGAAGGACTATATTTAAATATGAAGAAGATGAAGATGATTATAGTTTCAATGTATATAAAAATGCTACAAATGGTTTTTTATATGGTAGTTTAGTTTATAGTGCTACAGGTTATACTATGTTAACAGGTGAAGAAGAAATTGTATCAACACCATTTGCATCTACTATTATAAAACCCCTTTTTGATACAACACCAGAATTTATATGTCCACAAATATATGGTTCTAATGATGATGCAACAGAAGCAGAAGGCATAAGCAATAAACCTAGAATTTTATATGATGTATCTGGTGCTAGTGGATATACAATGGCAAATACAACTTTTTATATACCTGCACAGTCTGGACAATCTGGTATTAATGAAGACCAATACAGCTTATTTAGTCATACAACTACAATACCATCTGGTTCTGGTTCTACTGATTATAATTTTGGTGCATGTCAATTGATAGGTATTGGTAATGCACCAATAGATAATTTATTTAATACTTACTATTCTAATTATTATGATGAATTATATCACCCAGATACAAGGACACTAACTTTAAAAGTATTATTAACATCTGCTGATATAGCTAATTTTGAATTTCATGATAAAGTAAGAATTAAGAATTTAATTTATAGAGTAAATAAAATAGATTATAAACCTGGTGATTTGTCAACTGTTGAATTTATATTAATAACATAATGAATTATAGAAAAGGATTTACAATAAAACCAGATAATATTGCAAGTAATGGAACTGTTATTTTTACTGATGGTACTAATGAAGTGCAACCAAATCAAGTAGCATGTGAAGCGTATGGTTATACATACGACACAGCAACAGGTACATGTGTTGCTTTTAGACCTAGTTATAGGTTAAGAAATAATTTTGAAAATACTACAAATTCAAAAAAAGGTACAGAAAACACCACAGGTCATGGTACTAATTATACTAAAATAGTTGGGCAAAATAACAGTATAGGTTCTAGCTGCAGAAATAATTTAATTGTTGGTAGAGATAATACAATAGATAATGATATTATTAATGCTTCAGTTTTTGGTATTGGTGGTACAGCAACTAGACAATCAGAGTTTGTAATTGGTGGTGGTAATAACACCTTAACAACTACTGTGGGTGAATTAACAACAGAAGTAGTGCCAAAACGGCAAATGTCTGTTGTAGAATTAGCAGGTGCAACAGTAGACAATACAGCAACTACTTTAACAGTTAATGGTGACGGTTCAAGTTTTATAAATGTAAGAAATAATAGCATTGTTGGTTATGAAATATATTTAACAAGACTAGAAACTGGTGGAACATCTGGAACAGCAGGTAATTATTCATATAGAAACATGAAGGGCGTGGTGCAAATAGATGATTCATACAATATGGCTTTTGTTGTAGGGTTTACTAGGAACATTGGTAAAATAGGTGTTAATGGTTCATTCAGTATGGTAGACACGTCTACAACAGATGTTAAAAGCATATCAGTATCGGTAATAGGTAGTAATAACATTAATAATGCATGGAGTGCTGTTGTATATATACATGAAATAGCATTAACAAAAACAACATTTTAATTATGGCAAAAGAAGTATTAGAAATGGAAATAAAGTCCAATACTGGACAGGTAACAAAAGATGTTGACAAATTAGGTACAGCAACAAAAAAAGCACAAGGTGGATTCAGAGGAATTGGCACAGCTATTAAAGGAGTTGGCACAGCTATTAAAGCGGCAGGAATTGGTTTAGTAGTTGGTTTATTGGCTAAGTTAATGGACGTGTTTAGAGAAAACCAAAAAACACTTGACTTTTTTAACACCTCTATGACTAGTTTAAGTATAGCATTTAATGACCTTTTTAAATTTATTGAAGGTAATATTGGTACAGTAGTTGGTTATTTTAAATCTTTATTTGAAGACCCAGGTACTAAGATAAGGGAATTAGCAACAACCATAAAAGAAGGTTTAGTTGATAGATTTAATGAGTTTGTTGAAGTCCTTGGATTAGCTGGCAAAGCATTAGGTCAATTAGTTACTGGTGAATTTAGTGCTGCCTTTGATACAATTAAAGAAGCTGGTAGGGAATCAGTAGATGTATTAACTGGTGTTGATGGTAGTATTGAAAAAATTAAAGAAACAGTAAAAACAGCAAAAGATGCTATTGTAGATTATACTAAAAGCACAATTGACCAAGCAAAATCAATTACAGAAACAAATAAAGCAGCTGAAAAAGCAGCAGTAGAATTTGCTAAATTAAATGCACAATATTTAAAAGATGCAGAAGTACAAAGACAAATAAGAGATGATGAAACAAAAACTTTTGCACAAAGAATTAAGGCAAATGAAGATTTAAATACTGTATTAGAAAAGCAACAGAAATTACAAAGAGAACAATTAGCTAAACAAGAAAAGGCAGCACAATTAGCATTTGATATTAATAAAAGTGATGCTAATTATATTGCATTGCAAGAAGCTAAAGTTGCAGTATTAGAATTAGAAGAAACTATTACTGGTCAATTATCAGAACAAAAAACAAATCAGGTTGCACTAGATAAGGAATTATTAGAAGGACAAAGAGCAACCATTTTAGAAGGCATGAGCGACAAAGAAGCAGAGATGGAACAGCTTAGACAAGACTATGAAGAAAAGAAAAAACTAGCAATTAAGTCAGGAATGGACACTACTGATATTGACAAAAAATTTGCAAAACAAAAAGCAGATATAGCTAGAACACAAGTAAACGAACAATTAGAAGCATTTTCAGGTTTAGCAGGTGCTTTACAAGGTTTAGCAGGTGAAAGCAAAGCATTAGCAATTGCACAGGCTGTTATTGATACTTATGTTGGTGCAAACAAAGCATTTGCAATGGGTGGTCCTGTAGGTTTTGTAACAGGTGCAGCAGTAATTGCAGGGGGTTTAGCTAATGTTAAAAAAATAATGGAACAAGATGTAGGTGGTAATGACGGTCCTGGTCCTGGTCCTGATATACAAGCAGAACCACCAGCACCAGAGATGATGTCAGGAAGATTTGAATTAGGTGGTGCAGTAGAACCTGAACCTGTGCAAGCGTACGTTGTTAGTGATGATGTTACAAATAATCAAGATAAACTTGCAGCAATTAGAAGAAGAGCAACAATATAAAAATCAAATAAATATTAATTAAATATATTATATATTATGCCGTGTAAAAAATGTAAAGATGGAAAATGGAAGTGGGGTAACACAGGAGAGTGTAAATACGATTCTAAAGAAGCCTGTGAAAACGCCAATAAAGACTATTATGAAGATTTAAAAACAACTAAAATAGTTGAATTAATAATAGAAGAAGATAATCAAGAACTAGCAATAGATGCAATAAGTTTAGTTACTGAACCTGCAATAGAACAAGATTTTGTATATTTTGGTAAAGAAAAAAATAATTTAACTTTAGCTAAAATTGACGAAGAAAAAAGGATGGTTGTTAGTCCTGCACTTATACCAAATAAGCAGATATTTAGATATGACCCTAATACAGATTCAGAATACTATGTATATTTTAGTCCAGAAACTGTACGTAAGGCTAGTGAATTATATTTAAAACATAATAACCATCATAAAGCAACATACCAGCATAAAGACAGGGTATCAGGTGTATTGACTGTAGAAAGTTGGATAAAAGAAGGCGAACAAGACAAGTCTACAATGTATGGCTTTGACTTACCTGTCGGTACTTGGTTTGTAAAAATGCGTATTGATAATAACGAATTATGGAATAAAATCAAAGAAGGAGAATTAAAGGGTCTAAGTATTGAAGGCTACTTTGTAGATAAAATGCAAAAGATGGCAACTAAAGAACCAACAAATGAAGAAATACTACAAGCCTTAAAAGAGATTTTGAAAATCAAATAAATTAATAATTGTTCTATTTAATAAAAAAGAAACTATGGATATAAAAGAAAAAATTTTAGTAGCACTTGGTCTAAATAAAGAAGACGAAGTAAAATTAGCATTTCAAGCTAAAACAGAAGATGGTACTATTATAGTATCAACTGCTGAAGAATTAGAAAGTGGTGTAGATATTTCTGTATTAACAGAAGATGGTACAACTATACCATTACCTGCTGGTACTTATCGTCTTGACACAGGCGTAAGTTTTAGAGTAGAAAACGAAGGTATAGTGTCAGAAGTTATCGAATCTGAAACAGAAGAAGATGTAACAGAAGAAGAATTAAGTTCAGAAGAATTAGAAGATAAAAAAGACAAAGATAAATACGCTGAAGAGTTTCCAGAAACACCTGCAGAAAAAGCTGACTGGGCTAAGACTTACGAAGAATTAAAAGACAAAGTAGACAATTTAATGGACGCTGTAGCAGATATAAAAGCTAGAATGGGTGAAACAGAAACAGAAGAAGTTGAAATGGCAGAAGAAAAAACTGAAGAAGTTATAGAAGAAGTAACAGAAAACAAAGAAACACCTAAAACTGTAACTACTAAAACTACAGAAGTTGTCGAATTTTCTAAGGAAGACTACGATAAAATAAAAACAGAAAACGATAGGTTAAAAGCAGAATTAGATAAAACACCTGCTGATACACCTATAAACACAAATAAATTTAGTTCTGATAAACCTGTATTATCTCGTAAAGAGTATAACAGATTAAGTGGAAAGGACAAATTTTTATACGATTTAAATAAATAATAATAATAACCATAAAAATAA